CCTTTTGTCTTATCAGCAAAGGGTGCCTTCTCTTCTAATCTTATCTCTGATAAGTTAGATAAGAAGAGTAATAAAATCGTAAAAAGATGAACTAGTGGTAATTCTCTATCTGGGTTCCTTACTTCTGTAATATATTTAAGCGGAAACGCTCAACTATGGGAGTCTGTAAGATGATTTTTCTTACAAGCTTCGCCGTCGTCGCACCTGACCTCTATCTGACAGACGTTAGATAGATTGGTTAAGGGGTTACGATTTCTTCCTAACAACAGATACTCTTTCTGGTCTGAGAGAGTCTGTGGAGGGAAGTTGGCTTACAAAGATGAACCCGGAAAGATCCGAATATTCGCGATGGTTGATTGCCTGACTCAGTGGGTCTTAAACCCACTTCATGTCTGACTTTTCGACCTGCTGCGATATATTGGGAATAAGCACGGCACAGACGCTACCTTTGATCAGGATAAAGCAGTTGGGCATCTTTCATTTTTAATGAAGACGCATAAACTGGCTTTCTCCTTTGACCTTTCGGCAGCGACTGACCGTTTACCATTAATTCTGCAGATAAAGCTCCTGAACTTTGTTCTCCCCTCTTTGGGTGATCATTGGGCCAATCTATTGGTGAACCGGGATTACTCGGTTCCCTCTCGAGAGGGTAATGTTTTACCTTCCTCGGTTAGATATGCCTGTGGTCAGCCAATGGGAGCACTTAGTTCATGAGCTATGTTGGCCTTGACTCATCATTTCATTGTTCAATATGCAGCCTATAAGGTTTACCATAAAAAGATATGGTTTAAGCTTTATTTAGTTCTCGGGGATGACGTTGTTATCCTCGATAAACGAGTTGCATCTGAATATTTGAAATTGATGACTCAGTTGGCCGTAGGGGTTAACTTATCAAAAAGTTTAGTTAGCCCTATCGGTTTTGCTGAGTTTGCCAAACGCCTCATAGGACCCTCTGGTCTATATTCCGGAGTCTCGTTAAAAGAGTTCAGTAGTTTATATAGTAGTTGAGCCTCGGTCCTAGAAATTGTTTCTAAGACTAAGTGCTCCCTTACTAACTACCTCCGTTTGTTAGGTTATGGTCCGTTATCTGCGGGAAATACTGTTTGATCTTGACACTCTAACTGGAATCTGAAAAGGTGATTTTTGGAGTCTCATGAAGTAATGAGCGTTCATTTACGCTATTACTTCAGAGGTCTCCATCATTACCTTGCGTACTTAGGACGTAGTATCCTGAGTTCG